TCTGACTTAACAACACAGAAAGCCTCGTCGTAGCTTTCCAAGTCTTCCTTAGCGACGATAGCGTCAAACACCATAGGCACAGTGAGTTCGTCTGTTTTGTTCTTCTGGTCGAAACCTCCTTCAATCACTTTCATTCTACAGCCTCCTGTTCCTCGACCATCTTGTTCAAGTACCACTGTGCTTTCTTCAGGTCCTGTAGACCATTCTTGAAACGCCAGCGGTGCAGATACTTCAGGACATTGCCCTCGCAGTAGTCAACAATGCCGTCACCCAGTTGCTGCTTAATGTAGTCAATGGCCTCCATGCCTCCCTGATTGTAGTGAGGTGGTCTATGAACCAGAGCGTCCCACTCTTTTTCCGTTGCTAAATCAATACTCATCTTCGTTCTCCTCTTCATCCTCTAGCTCTTCCGCGAATACCTCTAGTTTGTTTATCAGCTTGTCTTCAAACCTGTCCAGAAGCTCTTCGGAAGTTATCTCTAGTGCTTCCAGAAAGTCTTCAGGGTCGTAGTTGCGAAGTAGAAGTTCCTTAATTTCCTCCATTGTTAGAGACATCGTCCATCAACTCCTGTAGCGTATCTAATGTGTACCATTCAAGACCTTGTTTCTCACACCATTGAGACATAGTAATCTTACCTCCCTTCCTTACTTTTTTATTAGGATTCATAAGAACAAACACAAGGCTCTGGTAGTCCTCAAGACTGTCTCTGATGCTAGTGTACTTCTTAGTGTCTCCTTCCCTAAAGAAACCTTTGCACTCAACCAACGTGTTGCTGGGGACGTGTACAAAGTCCGGTGTGTAGTTCCTGTGTGTTGTGTAAGGTACTGTGTAGGGTTCGTACTCAAAACCCTTCAGTACTTCCGCTGTGTGTTCCTCAAAAACACTACGAAACTTCGATTTCTTGTACCTTCGGTTCATTGAATACCTCTGTTAAATAACGTGGACCTGCTGAATACGCGAACCCTCTTAAGGAAGGCCAACATTCCTTTTTGTATGAGCAGTAGGAGCATCCTATAGCGAGTTTCTGGTTGCCACTCTTGCCATCTGCGATAGTTTCGTAGCATACCTCTGGTGGCTCCTCCTGCTCTACCATCTTTTTTATCTGGTTGATTCTTTCTCCTATGTCATAAGAGATAAGGTCGTACACAGGTGCCTGCGTGTCCTCAGAGTCATACAGTAGATAAGTCAGATGACCATTCTGTTTGTCCATTGCCAGCCAGCCAAACTTAGTTTCACCTTCTGAGTGAGCGTAGCCTTTAATCTGTCCTATGTACCCAAAAGGGTCGTCGTAGGCAAGTGTCCCTTCCTTGAACTTCTTGAAGCCGTAGGTGGAAGTAGACTTCACGTCAGTCACAACCCCGTCTATCCTGCAGTCCATAGAACCTTTGATGCCGTTGACCTCACACTTCTTCTGCTCATCTGTCACTTGGTGACCAGCAGCTCTTGTGAGGAACAGTAGCAGTTCTTCAATCAGATGCCCATAGAGAAACTTGACGTAGGTATTGGGAGTCAAGTCTTCGCCTTTGTCAACGTCGTTGTACACATTCCATAGGAAACGTTCTTCACGTCCTATGTTGGACATACGTAGTTTACGTGAGTCGTCCCTGACCTCTGTAAACTCCTTACGCATGAGGTCCTTGACGTTCTCACCAAACTGCTCAATGCAGCTCTCGATGTCTACTCCTTCTGCTACGTCTTTAGACTCCACAAGTTTGTAGATGTCACTCACTAAGTTGTAAGTATTTTTCATTTGTACTCTTCCGCTGTACTAGAGACGACAACTCTGGCCTGCTCCGGTGTGCATTTGAACCACTCGCCCTTACGTTCATAGGACTTCTGTAGCTCTGTGTGTGCCTGTGATTCTGCCTTCCGACGATTGTTCACGTCATACTTATATTGTAACACATAGTCCCTAAAGGGGGAAGAAGTTTGGTAGCTATTCAAGCGGTCCTCAGCGTCTATAGCCATGCCTATCTTGACCCAGTCAGGGAAGTTAGGATTAGTTATAGCGTACACCTGACCCTCGACACTGCTGTCGTACTTCTCTAGGCTGCTGAAGGCTGCTTGTTCAAAGTTCTTGTAGCGTCCGGGTTTGTGCAAAGGGTGTGTCTTAGGTACGTGCTTATTATTAACATACATCCTAAGCTTGTTTTCTTTGCGTTTAGTTTCAGGGTCACGGTCTTTGTACTTCCCGTTTTCTTTAGTATAAATCATATTGCTTCTCCTTAGTGGGTCTCAGCCCATGTTGTGCCTACTTTGTATTCACCGTCCAAAGGGCATCTCAAGTTAAACTCAATACCTGCAGCCTTGAGACACTCTACTGCTAACCAACCAAACTTCTCTGCGTCTTTCTCTGCAACTTCTGTCTGAACTTCATCATGGATATTGCCTATAATCTTGTAGTCCAAGTCCCAGCGAGTTGCGTAGTCGTCCAGTATCACCAGAGCTTTCTTCATCACGATTGCTCCTGCTGCTTGTAACAACGTGTTCAACGCTGAGTGTTCCGACCTAACTAGGAGTCTCCTTCCGTCGAGTCCTGTGAGGTAACCTCTTGCTGCTGCATTTGAAACTCTGTCCTTAAGAGCTGCGAATGCTGGTAGATTACTGAGGAAAGATTCTCTAAGGTTTTTGCCTGCTCTTCTACCTCCTCCAGCCACTGTTCCAAGTTTAGCATCTCCTGCGCCGTATAGTAGGGCATAGATAAAAGTCTTTGCCTGATTTCTTGATTCAAGTCCTGCAAGTTTCTGATTAGCCGTGTGTACGTCTCCGTTGATAATCTCATTGGTATAGTCCTCGTCCTTCATGTAGTGAGCCAACATACGCAACTCAAGACCACTGGCATCAAAACCTACTAGCTTCTTACCTTCAGGCACAGTCCAACAGGAACGACACTCGTGTCCATACGGGCTGTGGCTTGCAGGTACTTGAGCCATGTTAGGTGACTGATGCGTCATGCGTCCTGTGACTGCACCGTTGCTGATAACACGTCCATGTACCCTACCGTCTTCCTTCACGTGCTGTAGCCATGAGTTGACCTGTGCGTATCTTTTTTGTAGCATCAAGTACTCACTGACGACCTTTGCTTCCGGTAGATTGATGGTGTCAAGAACTGCTTCATCGACTATTGGGTTACCCTTCTCCGTGACTTTGTCAAAGCGTACCCCAAGTCCCGCAAGTCTCTTCGCAATCTGCTGCCTAGAACCCACATTAAAGACTTCAACCTTGTCCTTAAGTTTCTTCCCTGTCTTCTCTGACCATCTTTCATGGACAATGGGTGGGAACTTCTTCTGCAACTCTTCTTCAATGTCATTCATTCTCTCCTTAAATGTGGAACACAGGTCTCTAGCCAAAGACTGGTCCAGAACCCAACCGTTTTTCTCTTGCTGCTGCACTGCTACTTGCACTTTATGCTCTAGCTCAATGCTGACAGGTGAGAAACAAGCCATCTCCTGTACCAACTTCTGGTGTACTGCTTCTGTTACGTTCACGTCCTGTATGCAGTAGTCAATCATCTCCTGTGACAACTGAGACCAGTCACTGTGGTCACCTTTTGGGAAGCCTAAGTCATTGCCCCAGTTTCTGAGGGAGTGTCCACCTGACTTACTTGGCTCACACAGACGTGATAAAACCAAAGTGTCTAGGACCCTCCCTGGAGCCACTGTGATGCCCCAGAGACGTTCTAGGACAGGGACATCGTAACCTATTAGGTTGTGACCAACGACGCTCTGAGAGCCTCTGAGGGCTTCTGAGAGGCTTTCTGGGTCCTTGTGTACCAGAGTTACGTCATTCTCCTTGGTAACAACGCACCAGATGGTGTCGGGAGTCAGGCCATTGGCTTCTAGGTCGAGATAAATCAAAAGTCATCTCCTACATGTGGGTTAGCGACTTCACTTAACCTACCTGTTGTGCGGTCATAAGCAAGGAAACAAGCAGGACCAGTTTCACCAGTGTAACGGTTCTTAAGCACCCTGACAGTCGTGGTGTTCCTGATTTCTTCGTTTTCATGCTGCTGGTCTCGTTCCATACCTATGACAATGTCCGACAACTGTGCTATTGCCTGTGACCCTCTGAGTTCACCCAAGGATATCTGGGCACCGTCTTCATGGGCTTTACCCTGTGACCGACGTAGGTGTGACACGAGGAACAAGCAGATGCCTGTCTCAGCCACGAGTGCCCTGAGCTTAGTCATGATTTCATCAATGGCTTTACGCTCGTCACCGTTTTCCTGACTTGACACAACGATACTGAGGTGGTCTAGGATTACGAACTTGCAGTCCAGAGCCTTCGCCATGTAACGTACACGCGCTAGTAGGTTGTCAGCGGAAGTAGAACCCCAATGGTCGAACAGGTAGTAACGTCCAGTGCCCAGTGTTGACTCCCAGAAGGGTCTCAGGTCTTCGACTGAGGTGTCTTCCTCTAGGTGCAGAGGTCTGTTCGCGGCCACTGACATGATGCCCAGTGTAGTACGCGAGAGGTCCTCTTCCAGAGCTAGGACACCAATGTTACCGTCGCAACGCTTGAGTAAGTCGTACTCAATCTCGCGTATGAACTGAGACTTACCCATCCCGGAACCACTAGTGATGGTCACGAGTTCGTAGGGTCTGTGTCCTCTGGTGATGGTGTTGAGTCCGTCCCAAGGATAGGGCACTGACTTAACGTTCCTCTTCTCAACCAAGTTTTCCCAAGTGTCAGTACCTGCGACGATACCGTCAGGTCTGTACGTCTTGGCGTTCCACCATGCTTGCGTAAAGTCCTTGACTCTGTTAGCCACAAGCATGTCACTAGCGTCCTTCACGGGTAGCTTAACGATTTTGAGCTTGTTTGGGCT